CCGTCACCCACGCCAAGCGCCACTGCATCGCGGTACGTCTCTATCGCAAGATTGGTGGGGAGATGGCGAGCGGCACGATAAATCGCTGCAGTGCACGCATCAATCTCGACCTCGGTAACACCGCGTTCTTGGTAGTGACGCAGAGTCAGTGCGCGCAGTTCAGCGTACATCGCCTCGGAGGTCAATGGGCGGAGCCACTCACGAATCTGCGTGGTGTAGAGTTGCGCTTCGTCACGACTGACGAACAATTTGCCGGCGACACGTGCCATCCGCAGCACAACGTCTGGGAGGAGCCCGTATCTAGTAACGAAGCGCTTACAAAACTGGCCAACGCTACCTGTCTCGAAAGTGAGTTTCATGCCGAACACAGTCTGGAGATGTGTGGCGGCGGTAGTGGCGGAGACGATAATGCCGCTGTTGCCTGGAACGTCACCCGGTGAAATTTGCTCGTACGCAACTGGCACGACTGACGAGATATGGCAGTCATCACCCTGGAAACACAACAACGCTGGGCCATGAGCGCCGCGGGGTGAGATGGTGCTGAGATCAAGCACGAAAGAAACGGCGAGCATGTTGACCAAGGTGTTTCCGAAGAGAGTGTCTTGAGCCCCAGACGATCGGACAAAACTCTGGTACACTGTAAACCAACCAGGGGCTTTGGCGTGGAAATCGCGGCGCAAGAGCACATAAAGCGCGATCGCGCGAACGTCGGCGCCAAGCAGGTACCAAACGACCATTTCCATGAACGTGGTAAGCGGCCCCTGGCTGGAATCGAACTCACTGAAATCGGTGTCGCAATAGTTCGGGCGTTTGCCAGTAGGTATCTGCATGCCAGCATAGACGGCTGCAATCTGCGCATTGAGCATATGGTCGGGGGTACCGAACCCCAGTACAACGTTGGTTGCGAGTAGATCGCGGAGACGGCGATCCAGGGCTACCACAGTTGGGCCGAGGAGGACGTTTGACATGTCATTCCAACTAACGATCTGTTGACCAGCTTTATCGTAAAACGTTGGGTCGATGACACCGGGGAACTCTTTCGGCTGCTTCTTGAGGAATGTGCCGAATTCGTTGAGTTTGGTGACGTCGAACTCGGCGACGTTGCGTTCGCGACGTTGTTGCGCGGCAGCGCCGCGATCAGCGACGCGCTGAAGAAACTGCACTGCTGACTCAACGTCGGTGTCGGGGGAGGTGAGGGGCGATGTGAGTGAAAGATCGCGATTAAAAAGGAGGGAGACACTCGACACCGCCGAAAGCACGACTTCCGGTGACCAGGGACGACGGAAGAAGGCTTTGCTGAATTTCGTGACAGCAAGATGGACGAGTGCGCGATCAGCGTCTGACGGGTGGAACATGCGGCGTCTTCGAAGCTCATCGGAAGACATACCAAGGCGCTTGTTCGCAGCGGAGACTGAATTGACGTGATTAGCCCCGGTTTTATACATGACACGGCGCTGAAAGGGATTGGAACCATCAGAGAGGCTGAGCCGAAACAATTGCCTGTCTAATGCGCGGGGCGCGACAGAGCCGCCAGCTTTTACCTGCACATTATCTGCCGGTGCACGGTAATGGGCAACCTCGTAAACATCCTGCATCAAAACATCACCGGCAGCTGTACCAGGTGCGACTTTCTCGATCGTTGAAGCAACGAAGTCGGGCGTCGAAACGGTGAACGCCGGTCTGCGCCAGTTCTCGAAAGCGTCGATGGGTATATCCGGCGTATGAACGCTAAAAGACCCTAATGACGCGTTGGATAAAGCGCACTCGGCGTATTGTGCGGCGAAACGTGCGCTCCCGGAGGCGTCGAAGATCTCAATGCAATCCGTATGTCGAGTGTACCCGACGAGCAAATGCCCATTGCGTTGCGCATTAATCCGAGCGTCAGCCTCAAGGATAAGTAGCTTGGAAACGTCGGCCGTTAAACCTTGCGCTTCGTCAACGGTGGAGACACGTACCTCGACGTATTGTTCCTTGCGCGCGAAACCCCCACCGCGCAAGTAGC